AACCTCGCTGGGCTCTTGTATTTGTTTGTCCACTTCAACCAAATCTCCGGTTTGTTTTTCTTCAGGAACATTTCCTGTTTCTCCGATACGAATGGCATTGTCTTCTTTTGGTATTTCAACCTTTACAACATCTGGTATAATTTCACCTGTTGCTTCTGGTTTTGTTAAATCTACTTTTACAGGATCATTACCGCTAAGGTGTCCTAAGTTTTTTGGTGTTTTTTTCTTTTTAATTTTAAAATCACCTTCTTGTTTGACCTCTTCGGTCTTTGTGTTTTCTGACATAATATAATATAATTAAATAATTAAATAATTAAACTTTAGGCATTAACTCTTCTATGTTAAACCCTAGGTTGTTTTCTCCTGTACTTTCAAAATCAACAGGATTAGAGTCATTTTGTCTCTGTTGTATCAATTTACTCTGTTGAGTACCTTGCATTTTTAATCTTTTATCTTTACGATCTTCAATTTCTTTTTCCTTAGAACCTTCAGCTCCTGTTTTTATTTGAGCTAATTGAAACTGATAACCATACTCTTGTTGCATTAGCTTAGCTTTTATTTGCATTTCAGTTTCCATTCTACTTATTTCAAATTGAGACTTAGCTTGTTCTATACTTACTTTCTGCTGAGTTAAAGCTGCTTGTTTTTGAGTTTCTGCTAACGCAGTTTGCTCTGCTGTCTTAGCTGCAGCTTCACCTTGAGCAGCTATCATTCTTTCTTGATTTGCTCTTTCTCTAGCTAGTTTCTTTTTACGTTTTTGTTTTAGTAATTGATTTGCTAGCTTTAAATTTTTAATTTGACGAATATCAATTGCGTCTTCTAAATCAATACCTCCAGACTGCAAAGCAACCTGTATATTTTGTTCTAACTGTGCTTTCTCTTCATCGTCAGGTTCTAACTCTAAGAATATACCAAAGTCATGTAGATTTAAATTAGATATTTCTCTTAATGTTTCTACATTATATATAGATATACCTTCTATCAAAGCGTTAGCTGTTAAAGGATAGCTTAAAGCATCTGCTAGTTTAAGAGATATATTTTCACATATTTTTAAAGCAATATATAAACTACCTTGATTTATATGTTTTGTGGCTATGTTAGATTGGTTTGCTGCCATTTTAGCAAGACCTACTAAAGCGTCTTTATCAGGTAAACTACCATCTCTAGCTTCATTAAGACCTGTCACGTCACGTATCATTTGTAAATAGTATTGATACGTTTGTATTAGTGCAGCTAGTTTTTGACCGCCTGCAGATGACTGTAATTCTTGAATAGGTACTTTACCTCTATTAGGATCACCATCTTGTGTAAGTGATCTACCAACAATAGAACCAGTTTGAAAATACATATTTAATGCTTCTGCTGGATTGTAATTTGTACCATTACCTAAATCAACCTCTGCTAGACCGTCCATGTCTAAGAATACACCGTCTGGCACCATCCTAGCTAATACTTGTTGCATTTTTAAATGCGTTAACTGTATCATGTCTGCAAAACCTGTACATCTACTTACAATAGATTCTATTCTACCTTTGTACATTCTTGGTGCAACTATAGAATAATTCATTTCTACTTTAGTAGTATCAGCGGCTGGTCTTGTCATATTTTCTGCAAGTTCCCACTTAAGCATTGTATTTGTTCCTAATACTTTAGCTCCAGTGTATAATACTTCTATACTTCTACCGACTCTTTCAAATCCATCATTTGGTGGAGGATTAAATTCATCTGTTTTTTCTATTATTTTCTCTAATCCGTTTTCAGTTCTTTTTAATTTAAAAACTTGATTCATGTAAGTTTTATATTCAAAATACATTACTTGAACCGTGTTGTTGTCATAGTTGCCCCAGCCAGTTATATATTGTCTATTACCAGGCATTTCTTGAATTCTTTGTAATTCTTCTTCTGGAATATTAGGAAACTGTTTTTTAAGCTCTGGTATAGTTATTGATTTAACTTCACCGACATAGTATATGTCTTGAAAATTAGGATCTTCTGTGTAAGAATATACTAAATAAGAAGGATCAACGTAGTCTAAAGTTATACCATTAGCTACATTAAAATTAGTTTTAGCACACGCTATTCCGCATACAACAAGGTCTTCATTTAATCTTCTTTTAGTAAGCTCCCATTTATTTTTAGCTAAAGTCTGTGTTATAGCTTCTTCTTCCGCTATTTCAATAGCTTGCTTATAACTTAACTGTAAATGTAATTCTAATTCTTCTTTTGTTTCTGGTAAATCTGTTGGAGGAATACTAGTTCTTTGTAATTGAACTCCTAGTAGATCTTCTGCAGCTTGCATTTGTTCTTTAGCAAACATATCTTCCGCAACAGCAGTTGCATACATAGTTCTTTTCTTTACAGAAGCAGGATCTTGAGAATAAGCTTTTATGTCGTATTCTTTACTAGATATACCGTTTACAACAATATCAACAAACTTAGATAATATAGGAACTGGTTTCCAGTCTAGATTTAAGTAGCTTAAGTCACCGTTTATTGATAGTTCGTCTTTGTATTTTTGAACAGTTTGTTCACCTCTAGCATATAATCTTAAATGATGAAAATTATTAAAACTAGTAAGATATCTATTACCATTAGTTCGGCCTTGATTAAACCACTCTGTCTCAATAGCTTGCGCCACTTGTGAACCATATTCTAACGAAGCTTTTTCATAATCCGGTACTACCTGACTAGGAAAGGCGCTATTTGAGTTAGTGTACATTTTCATTTATTCAATTATTTTTGACATTGTTCCTTTATTATTATATCTTTTAAAACCAAGATCATAAGTTTTTCTTGTAATTGTAGGTATGGGTCTATATTTATTTTTATTGCAGGCCATTATTGCTAAGCCAGAACTTATAGAAGCATCGTGTTTTGTTCTGTTATTTATATTAAATTTAGACCAATCGTTTAATGTTCTTTGAAAGTAAATATCTCCGTATGTTCCATTTTGTTTTAAACCTACAAAATCTTCTATATATGATTCTATAGCAGCTGCGTGAGCTTGCTTAATATCTTCTGATGAATTAGGTATTCCACCTATCTCTCTTTCTGTAATAGATAGTTTTAATTTATCTGGTCTATTCATTGCAAAACCTCTGTAACCTCTTCTTTTAAAATGATACAGTAATCTGGGTTTGTTATTTTCTGCTAGTATAGGCATGCCATAAAAAATACATGCCATTAAAACATCTTCAAAAAACATTTCAGCAGTTTGAGGTCTTGCTATATATTCTAGAAAAAAATGATTAGCAGGAGCATTTTCCATACTAAACTTAGTTAAACCATGTAAAGATCCATTAGAACCTCTACCGTCAACTGTTCCTGATATATCATAACTATCACAGCCAAAAGCACCCATGTGTTCATTAGCTGGATATTTTATACCTCTCTTTATTATAATGCTATTTTGTTGACTAACATCTGGTACCCATGATAGGTAAAACTTACCGTTATTTTTAGGCGCAAAAAGAACTCTTGTATCTTTTATTCCGTTTTCCCAGTAAAAATCTCCTCTAGTTACTAGTTTTGTTTTGCCAACATCACCGTTATAATCTATTTGCTCGTAAATTTTAGTTAAATTAAACAATGAAGATTTGGCTTCGTCTCTGAAAGCGTGTTCTTCAGTTCTTGGAAATTGTCTATAAAACTCGTTTAAAGCGTCTTGATCTTGCTTTAAACCATCAACTTCGTTTTGCCAATACTCTATTACACCTTGTTTTATTTTGACTCCGTGAGGATCTTCAGCCGGGGTTTTTGGTGTGTCGAATACAGGTACGCCATAAGAATCAATGTATCCTTCGTAGTTCCATTCCATAGGTATGAACAAAGAATAGAGTCCGCTGCGAGTCTGTCCATTGGCGTTTCTTTCTGTAACATCTGAATCATAGTATAGTTTTTTGAAGTTATCACCTCCTTTGTCTAAAGCGTTAGATGTTGATCCCATCATGCACTTTCCAATAATTCTACTACCTAATCTAAGGGTGGTTTTCGTAACACGCCAGTTGTTGAGGATGTTGTTGGGCCTTTCCCATTTACCTGATTCGTCGTGGACGAGGAGTTTAAGTTTCTCCCCATCATAGGCATTGTCTCCCGTGTTTTTCCAATCGATAGTGGTATCGAGTCCCTCAAGATCGGCCGCGGTCTCGTTGGCGATGAGTTTCCTCCTGGTGAACTTGGAGGCCGGTACTCTGTAGGCAAGTTCGGTCTTGGGACGATCCATTCCGTCCTGTATCGGTTTAAAAAAGAACGGATAATTGACCGATATTGGGACGACTTTATCTGTGAACATTGTCTTGGCGTCGGCCCCAGATTTGGACAGTATGCCGTATCGTGAATCGGAATTAATAGTTGCAAGATTAACCACCTCTCCTGAGGCCATAAACGAAAATCCCGATCTACGGTTTTTGAGATAGCACATTCCATAACACCTGATGTCTGCTTTACAAGCTTCCCAGAATATAAAGAATAATCTGTTTGCTTCCCTAAAGTCTGGTTTCCCAACATCAATTTTGGACCACTGCAAGTACATATAGTGAGTACCAGTAAGGTAAGTAGCCACACTCTTATTATAGAACCAAAAACCTTGTTCTCTTCTAGTAAATTCTTTATCAATGTAATCATACCATTTTTCTTTAAAATCAACCGGGTATTCTTCCCAATCAAAAATTGTTTTGATTTTTTTGAAAGCAATTGGTAATGTTTCTCTATTCCATTTGTTGTTTTTAAATTTAACAACATTCTTAGAAACTTCAGGTAATCCTATATATAAGTTTTGTATCTTGTATATTTCACCTATTTTTCCTGTTTTAGATATAACAACTATATCATGTTCTTCATTATAACCATACTCCCACTTATTATACCTATTCATTCTTTTTAGAACTTTAGGTTTTATGTGGTCTTTAACAACAGTAAAAAGATCTTGCTTATACATTACTTAGATCTTCCTTCTGCAAAACCTTTAAAAGCTTTTTCTTCCTTAACTTCTTTTGGTTTTTCATTTATAATATTCTCTTCTTCTTGTATTCTTTGTAGTATTTCAAAAGCGTCAAATATAGCTAACTTTTTAGTAGCCGCAGCGTTTTTAAGCCTGTCTGCAGAAATGTCAGGGCCAAAATCTATAATGGGCTCTTTAGCGACTTTAATTAATTCTTCAACCGCTATTTGCCCAGCTTGGATTATACTCTTCTTGGTTTTCTTTATTTCCATATTTAATTACAATATCATTAGATTTCATACAATATAAACGCTCGTTTTCTACATTAAAATCATATTCTCCATAAGGAGTATAACCAATACAGTCTCCCTCGTTTATTCCTAGCGCTTCTAAGGAACTATTACCTATTTTAAGTATACCAATTAGGTGCTGTTCTTTATTTGTTGTTAGTTTGTCTTTAGATTTTAAAGGTTTAACAAAACATCTATTGTTTACAGCTTTCCATTTATTCTTATTTTTACATAAGTATATTTGATCAAGAGCACAAAAAAACAGATCATCTTTAAAATAAGATCTTGATTTTTTCTTTACACCTTGCATGCTATAAAAAGTTCTAAAAACATTATGGTGTATTAATACTAAATCGCCTTTTTTTATAATAGTTTCATAAGCAGCCGGAGTTTCAACAACTTCTGCTACATTGTTTACAAATTTAAAACTTTCAATTTTAGTATTTAATATAAGCTCTTTGTCACCTATTGTTTTTTTATTTTCATAAGTATCTCCTAGAGGCTTTACTATGAAATCATACAAGCTTTTCATTAATACTCTAAATCATATTCAATGGATATAGCCATGTTAGAATTAAACTTCTTCCACGGCAATACCTCATTGTTTTTCTTTATGTGAATATTATAAGAATTATCTTTCTGGTCTTGAGTTATATAGGCAATTTCATGACCACCATAGACACTTTGTCCAACAGAGTAGTGCATAGCATCGCTTTTATAATCAGCACCTATACTGATCTTTCTTATTACATTAGTCATTAGTCCTCTGCTTTAACAACAGCGTTTTCACCGTCGTCTTTCTCTATATCAGTGTATTCTCCTGTTTGTATGTTTATGTTAATAGAACCGTATTTCTCTTCAAGAGCTTGTTTATTCTCTTCTATTTTAGGAAGTAATAAATCTAACTGAGATAAAAGCGTGTGTTTTCTCACGTCAGATAACCCTAGTTGTTCTATTATTTTTTGATAATTAGCTTGTTGTTCTTGAACAACTTTTAATTCTTCTTCTGTAATTTTAAAACTTTCTGCCATTTTATTTAATTTAATTATTTTTTACTCTAGTGTAAAATATCATCATATTTGAATCACCTCTAAACTGTCTAGATAAGAGTTCTGGGTTAACTAAGATATACGTAGATTCAACCGTATGTCCATTTTTTTTATTTGTGTGAGTTGTTACAACTTGGTATTCATCTTGGAATTTTATATTCTCTGATAAAACCTTGTTTTTTTCATAACTAATGTTGTGAATGGTTTTAACCTCATCTTCATTATTAACTGTTATAATACAATTATAAGATGTTTCGTTTGATTTCCATTCACCTTCTAATAGTGACATATCCAACACGTCAACTTGCGCGGATAAAAAACTACTAAACAACACAAAAAACATTAATATTGTTTTTTTCATTTGATTTTATTTAATTTGATTAATACTCTTACTATTTATTATTACTTATAGATTTAAACTTTTCCACGCCTCGTGACCCAAAGTAAGCTATATAAACAGTTGTAAGTAACTGCTTTAATAATCCAATCCACTCTTGTTCTACAGTAAAAGATATTTCATGATGACTATCAACCCATATAAAAGCTATAGCCATGAAAGATAAAAATATAAGAGCTAAAGGTCGTGTGTTTTTAGAAAGCCATGAATCTGATTTCATATCGCTTTCCCAACGCCTTGTTATTTGCTCTTCTGCATCATTATTAGCTTTCTCCATTATTTCTTGGATTTGCTTTTTAATTAGCAGTTTTTCTTCCTTTGTTGTTGTAAGCTTATCAATGACGTCACCAACTTCTTTGATGACGCCACCTGTAAGCCATTGAATTATTTTTTTCAAAATTTATTGATCTAAATCTACGTTTGGTTTTGCAGAAATTTCATTAACTATTTCTCTTATAGATTGACTTGATCTAGGATATCCCATGTCTCTATTTGCTCGATTACCGCTAGCAAGCGCAGCTCTATCACCAAACTGTTGTGCTTTGAGTGCGTCCAGCTCGGTTAGTGTTCCTGACTGTCTTCCTTTTCTAGCAAGATATTTATTAGCAGCATCAGTAGAATCTTTTTTTCTTGCTAATAGTCTAGCTTGTCTTTCCGCTATTATTTTATTCTTGTTATTTTGCAATTGCTCTTCTCCACTTAAAGCTACAGAATTAGGTGTAAGGTTACCTATTTTTGTATTTGTTGTGTTAGTTGACACTGAAGAACTAGATGAATTATCAGAACTAGATGAATTATTAGAACTAACTGCTCTATTCTTTGCATTGTAAGCATCAATCTCTTTATTGTATTCTTCTCTATTCATGTTAGCGTATTGCGATCCTCTATTTTGAAACGCTTGCTCTCTTGTTCTTCGAGGTCTTGAAGAACTAGAACTAGAACTAGAACTTGATGATGTTGAATTAGTGTTAGGTCTAACAGTAGTGTTAGTAGTGTCATAATTAGGCACTGCGTCTCCATCTACTGGATCTATATGATTGTCTGCCGCTCCGTGATTCATATATTTAGAAGCTCCAAAACTCATTATGTTAGCTACTCTAGCAGCTCCTTTAGCATAACCATTCATTCTTGCAGCTCCAAAAGATTGAGAGTAACCCATTTTTGCAGCACCATGTGGGTGATCGTGAGAACCTTTAGATGTATCATAATCATGAGCACCTTTGTATTTAGCTGCACCTTTCTTTTCATCTTTCATGTGTCCGTCTGCTGCGCCATGCTTATATTTAGCAGCACCTTTTTGGTTTTTTTCTAACTGCTTTCCTGCAGCTGATGAATCTTTAGCTGTTACGCTACCGCCATCTTGATTTGTTTTCATTTTATCCATTACGTTTATTTATTATTTTGCATTAATTTTTTTTCTGCTAATTGAGCATCTTTTTCCCAAGGACCTTTACCGGCCTGCATTACTGAGTAATCATATTCTTTTCCTTTAAACATTACTTTACCAGCTCCTTCAGAATCTACCTCATAATCTAATCCACTACCTGGATTTTTTATTTCACTTTTATATTGATCAACGTGAACTTGTTCATGAGCTAATGTTTTCTGCATTTCTACTGGATCATCTAGTATATCTTCATTTAAAATAATAACTCCATTTTTAGGTGTTCGCGCATAAACAGGATCATCACCCATATTTCTTTCAAATACAGACGTGTTCATTTTGTTTAAATCGAACGGAGGGTTTATTTTAAATGCCATTGTTATAAGGAAATTTTTTATTAAACCATGATTGTCTTTTATCACAACCACAAGGTATGTTAAGACCGTCTGATATTTTATCTACAACGGTCTTAATACCTGTTTTGTTAGTGAATTTAGCAATGCTATCGCCTAATCCTCTAGATTCCATTTATTATATAACGTTACTAGAAGAAAACGCAGCTTGTACAAAGTACATTTGGCTATCAACTCCTCTTACACCATCACCATCTAAAGCTAATTGAACTTGTGAAGAAACTCCACCTGGATTAGCAGTTAATGCTTTGTTAATAGATTGAGAAGGCATGTTTTGATATACAGTAGGAACCGCTGGGGGAGTAATATTACCCGTAGTTTGGTTAGTTGAATTACCTAGAGTTAATGTAAGTATTCTTCCACCTACTGTTCCAGCATCTTGAGCTCCTGCAGCTAATGCAGCTGGTAACCCTACATACTCGCTTAATGTAATAACCACTGATGTAGCCGCTCCAACGTCTGCAATGCTTTCAATTTTTGAAACGTCTAATAATACGTCTCTTTGTCCTAGTCCACCTGTTAAAGCGTTAGCGTTGTCAATTCTAAATTTAATGAATTTTGCCATAATTTTTGTTTTTTGTTGTTTGTTGTTTGTTGTTTGTTGTTTGTTTTATGTGATTTATCAGTTTACTCTGCTTATTTATTCTTCGGTAAGGATTTTATTTTACCGTTATGTGTTCTAGCGTATCTATGTGTAGATGTTTCTTTGCTAGGTATTAATTCACCTGAGTATGTGGCATCTCCATATTTCCAACTAACTGTCTTAGCAGCTCCATGATGTTCAGCACCAGTAGAATTATGACCATCGTAATTGTAACTACCATGAGCATCGTCAAATAAAGCTTCAGCATGTCCTTTGTGGCCTTCAGCCATTTCTTTTCTACCTCTTGCTACATCTTCTTCTTCCCATGAATTAACCATGTGATGTTTTGAATGTTTAGCGTTTCCGCTGTAATGACCGTAATGTCCTTTATGATTGTATCCCATAATTATGAATTTGCGTGATATGCGGAAAGCATTTTCTTAGCTTCTTCAGCTGAGGAAAAACCTGATTTCCAGACACCACCTTTTTTATTATTTAAAATAACGTATTTATCGCCACGCTTTACAACGCACCCGCTTCCACCTTCTGACTCTGCACATCCTTTACCTGCTTTTGCCGCGCCTAATCTATTCATTAACATATTTCCCATAACTAATCTATTTTTTCTAAAGCTACAATACCAGCTGGTGGAGTTGGATTTGAATCATATATTTTTATAACTTGTAAATCTATTATTTTTCCAACAGGTACACTTTTTAATGTAACAGTATTGTTCGATACGTCTTCTACCTTTACATCACCGCTTGCGCCAAAGTATAATGAATAACCTTCACTTCCAGATGCTGCGGAAGTAGCTGGTCTTACGTTACCTTTGTATATAAAGCAAGTATCTGAAGGGGCTATTGCCACTGGAGCTGTAGCTATTTCTATAGTAGTATCGTTAACAACTTTAACTATTTGATAAACGACGCTCTGTGTTGCATTATATATAATGTCACCTCCGTTTATTGTATATCCTAATGGTCTTGTTTTTGCAGCAGTGAACTCAGCTCCTGTTGAAACTAATTGTGTGGTTGAAGAACCTGCGGCTGCTATAGGAGTTGCTAATCGACCTGGTTGAGGTATATTATAGCTACTACTTGGTATAACGTCTAATGATGAAATGTATGTGCTCATGTTTTATTTTTTATAATTCTCCAACTCTACCTTGTGCGCAAAGAACTGGATTAATTCCTTTATATTTAACTGGAGCTTTAAGTATTTGCATACCTGTTATTCCGTTACTAGCTCCTTGACCATGAACTCTGCCTTCTTGATTTAAAGGCCCGTCCCATATATGAGATTCACCTACTACACCAACTTTTGTTCCTGGTTTTAATCTTTCCATTGCTGTATCGTATTTTTTATGGTCCATAATTATTGTTTTTATTTATTTATTTCTTTTTCTCATGTCGTTCCAATACATAGTGTGCATTGTGTCTACATTACAATGTGCTGGTCCTTTGTATTTTTTAGCAGCACCTGCGAATAATCCTCCGTAAGATTGCCCAAACATTTTTCCAGCATTTGATATAGCGCTATTTTTAAACCCTACAGCATTCATCATAGGTTGTAACTCTTGTCCTAAAGGATTTCTTAGCCTAGACACAGCGCCTGCAGCATTTTCTTGTGTTTCTTGTTCACTAGGATTATCTGTATAAGATTGTTGCGCATCTGTTACTAATTGATTTTGCGCTGCATTAACACCATTTCTAATATTACCATATTGAGACATCATATTACCAATACCTAATCTTCTTCCATAACCTCCACCATATTGAGAAACTTGATCTTGACTATATTCTTCTGGAGACATACCTGCTTCTTCAGCTTTGAATCTTAGTCTAGCCGCATCTCTTGCTTTTTTAGCAGAATTAAGAGCATCCATTAAACCAGCTGACTGAGCGTTTGCTCTTCCACCTGGACCTTGATTATCCATCATTGCAGAGTAAGCGTCACTATAAGCTGAATTAGCATCAGATAAGTAACTTGGGTCAGTTGATTCTGGCTCTGGTGCTGCACCAACAGCTTGTTGGTTATTTAAACCTAAACCTAAAGCAGCCATCGCGCTCCCGTTCATTGCATTCCCAATAGCACTACCTATTCCTCCGGATCTACTACCTGAGATTCTTGATCCCGCTGCTGTACTTGCTGCTATTGTACTCATTTATCTGCTTTTATCTTTATTAACATTGTATATAGATTTAGTTAAAACTTTATCTATGTATGAATTTCCTTTTATTATTTTATTTCGCCTTTTGCTAATAGGTATATCTTCTTCACCTAGCATTATGCGATATATTCTTTTAATAAGCTGCTTGCCTTTAAAAGATATTTTGTATATATTATACTTCTGAGTTGTTCTATTTCTTTGCCTCCAAACAGAGATCCATTCACCTTTTATTAATCTACTCCATCTTCTATTGTCCCAACTGTAAGAGTAAGAACCTGCTTCAAAATCTTTTTTTGTAAACAAGTCTATACAATCTAAATATATTAATAGTTCTAAGTCTGCTTCATTTAGATCGTTGTTTTTGGAAGCCCATTTACGTATTATTCGATAATGTTTTAGCAGATTAAGATTTTTTAAATCTTCTGCTTCTAGCTTTTTCACAAAACAACGACCACGTCTGTTGACTTAATAACGTGATATATTTTTTTATTATTCTGTATCTTATGACCAGCGTGCTTATCATAAAATATAATATCTTCTTTTTTAACACCTTCAACGTCATTACCTAGACTTATAATTTTAGCCTTTAAGTATCTAATGTCATCTCGGTGTATTTCCGCTAAAAGCAATCCACCATCGGTTTCTTGAATTTGATCTTCTAGCTTTTCTATAATTAAATTTCTACCTAGTGCTTTCATCTATTCTCATATTATTAATTACACAATCAGTAGAAAGAATAGTTGTTGCCACAGAAGCCGCGTTAATCAAAGCGCTTTTAGTTACGAGCAAAGGATCAATAATCCCTGACTCAACCATATTTACCATTTTTCCTGTAACCACGTTTAATCCAGTACCATCATTTTTACTAAAATCCGGTTCTTTAATATTAGCGTTTTTAAGTATAGTTTTAAAAGGTGACTTTATAGCTTCTAATAATACTTTTTGACCTTTTGTTTTAGGTTTTATTATCAACGAAGCGTTTAATAAAGCAATACCACCTCCTGGTACTATACCTTGTTTTATAGCGGCTTTTGTAGCACATATAGCATCTTCGACCCTATCTGTTTTTTCTTTTAATTCTACATCAGAAAAAGCACCTACTTTTACTATAGCCACTTTAGCACTTAATGTAGCTAATCTTCTTTCTAAATTAACAACAACGTGTGCAGGGTTTTTCTTTTTTAAATCTTTTTTAATTTTTTCTATAAAATCTTTAGCTTCCTCAGGTATTTCTTCTACTTGAATTACTGTTTGATTTTCTTGAGAAACTGACTTTACACATTCACCTAAATAATCTATTTGTATTGCATTCAAATCATCACCTAAATCCTCGTTAATTATAGTTGAATTTGTAAGTAATGCTAAATCATTTAGTATTTCTTTTTTACGTAAGCCATACGCCGGAGGGTCTACAACGTTTACTTTAATATTACCCTTCATTTTATTCATTACTAAAGCAGAAAGAACAGTAGGATCAACTTCGCCTATTAAAAGTAATGGTTTGTTGTTTTTTATTACATGTTCTAACACGGGTTGTATTTGTCTAATAGATTCTACTTTTGATTCCATTATTAAAACCAGCGGTTTATCTAGTTCTGCCGTGCCTTTTTCTTTATCAGTTATAAAGTTTTGATGGCAATAACCTTTGTAGTATTCTATACCATCTACTATCTCTGTTTCTGTTATTCCATTTTCAGAAACACCAAGTGTCACAATCCCTGTTTCACCTACTTCTCTAAAAGCATCACCTATTAACTTACCTAGAACTTTATCATTGTTGGTTGATATAGTTGCTATATCATCTATCATGTCACCTTTGACAGGTATACTTATTGATTCTAAATATTTAACAACTTTATCAACAGCTTTATTTATACCTTCTTTTAGTTCTCTAGTGTTTACGTCTTTACTACGAGCTTCACTTAGTATAGCATGAGCTAATACAGTGGCTGTAGTTGTTCCATCGCCAGCTTCATTAACTGTTTTTCTCGCTGCGCCCTTTAATAAAGTTGCACCCATATTTTCAATTGGATCGTGCAGTGTTATACAGTTTGCGACAGTAACACCATCCTTTGTTATGACAGGATTACCCTGGTCATCTTCCATTATAACACATTTACCGCTAGCTCCAAGTGTGGAGCTAACAGCATTTGTGAGTTGTTCAATTCCTTTAAATATTTTATCTTTAGCTTTGTCTCCAAAACTAAGATTTTTTACTATAGCGTCTGCCATGATTTAATTAGATTTAATTTGATTTATTTTATTTAAAAGTTTTAACGACTTGTGGTCCGCGAGTATGAGCTAATTTTTTCTCATAATGGTTAATAGAAGCATCTATTGCTGATTCAGCACCTTCCATTGTTTCGCGTCTCGTTACATCGATCCATGAATCTTCTTTTTTTGGATCAAGGTATTCTGTTTGGTAAAATCCATTTGGTAACTGTACAATTCTCCAGTTTTTCTTTTGAACTATGTGTTCCCAAATTTGTTTGGTTTCTTCCGTTATTTGTGGTTGACTACTCCACGAACTAGTCTGGTAATAAAATGTCATTGGTTTTGGTTTTTAAGTTAGACATTGGTTATTGCTCTCACCGAGCAGGTATATTTGTATTATCACTGGTTTTACACCATTTTTACTTAAAATGTAGTTGCATCAAATATTCTATATTTTAATTTTATAGATATACTTATTACACCAGTTGGCAAAGCACCGTTTGACGCCTTGTGTAATGTAGTTGCTGTATTGGTTTTATAAGTTCTCGTCTGTAATGGAACATCTCTTGCGCAAAACCCATAACTTGGATTTACA